CGAAACTGATAATGTAGGTCCGATTCCTACACCTGAAGCACTACGTCTCCTTAATCGCTTTATTAACTATACGGATCAACATTCTCCTGGTTACCTTATTAGCATCAAATGTCTCCGTATATCCCCCATGAGGCATTTGTTCTTTAGTTAGATAGTGTCCGTATCTATCCCTTAGTGTTCTTAGTACTAGAGTTTCTACTTCTTTTGCCCTATACCGTTCAAAAAAGTGCCAATACTTAATTAAGATCCAGCCATGCTGCCTGTGGCTTGCAAACCTTTTACCTGAGATATCTGATATGCCTATCTTGATAGCCCTATGTGTTGGACTATATAATAAATATAAGACTGCTTGCTCCATGTATACATTATAAAGCAATTAGAGTGGTACAATGTATATATGAATGAAAAGTTAATTGAACTATTAAAGGCTCTTCTTGCAGATACTGTAGCCTTAAAGTTTAAAGCACATGGATACCATTGGAATGTTGAAGGAGATGATTTTCCTCAAGCACATGCTTTTTTTGAAATGATTTATAATGATTATGAAGAAGCAATTGATGGCTTTGCAGAAAACCTTCGTCGTTTAGATACATATGCTCCATTTAAACTTTCACGTTTTGTAGAACTATCAAAGAGTGTAGCAGAAACTGATGTTAATTCTGATTTTATAGTAATGGCTGGCGATCTTCTTATATCAAATGATGCAGTTTTAGTAGTTTTAAAAGATACATTTGATGTGGCTAATATGGCTCGTGAACAAGGTGTTGCAAACTTCCTTGCAGAACGTATTGATCAACATCAAAAATGGCATTGGCAACTTAAGGCAGTTACTAAGCCTTCAATGAATTAATAATTATGTCTACAATAGTAGATATTGATGGAACACTACTAAGTAACGGTACACAACCTATTCAAAGAGTAATTGATTATGTAAATTCACTTCCAGGTTCATTAATAATTGTAACTGGAAGAAATGAATCTCAAAGGTCAGAAACAGTTAAAGCATTACGAGCAGCAGGTGTTAAGTACTCTCGTCTTATTATGAATCCTGGTTCTAGTTCTGATACCGCTAAATATAAATATGAAGTAGGTCTAAAACTTAAAGGATCAGTTAATCTTGCTATTGATAATAATCCTACTATGAGAGCAGCATATGCTAAAGCAGGAATACCTACAAAAGATCCAGCAACTTTACCAGATATGAAGAAGTTTTGGACAATCTAATTGTCTTTGTCTAAAAAAGAAACACAGGCTCTTCAACAACAATATTTCAATAAAGTAAAATTAAATAATAAAGAACAATGGAGCCTATGCTATATATGCTCTAAGCCTAGATATAACTTTACTACTGTAGAAAATATATCTATGCCTGTGTGTGAGGAACATTCTTGACATACCGTTCAAAAATTGGTAGACTTAGTATATGCAAACTTTTTTGCCAGATAAAGATTATAAACTCTCTGCCCAAACCCTAGATAATAAGCGACTCAATAAACAGATCCTAGAGGGCTATCAGATACTCAAAGTATTATCAGGTGCAACAGAGTCAGGGGCTTGGCGTAATCACCCTGCAGTGCTCATGTGGAAGGGCTCAGAGACCCATCTTATGAACTATGTCAACCATATGGTAAATGAGGCAGACATTCGTGGCATCAAGACAGTTAACAATGTATTAAACCTAAAAATTTTAAAAGCGGGGTTTGGAAAAATGTGGGGTAAAAATAAACCTATTTGGCAAAAACCAGAACATATCTCTCGTGTTATAGAAAGCCATAGGGCTAATCTTTATAGGAAAGATTCTATTATCTATGCCGAGTATCAACTCAATACCGCCGATCCATGCTGCGAAAAGTGTTTATATTATTGGCCTACTCATAAAGAAAGACAAACTTGACAAACTTGTTATCAAACTGTATAATGGATATATGAGCATAGACGAAATGACATTACGAGAAGAGATTGCCAAGGCTATTGAAAATATTTCTTTGGGAGAAGATAATGACCAACTAAATGCATTAGGTATGCGTATGCTTGCAGCAAAAGTTGCAAGGGGAGAAAATAACTACATGACAAACATGTTTAAAAGCAAAAATGACTTTGAATAAAAACGAATGCTTAAAGTGTGAAATATCATACAAAGATCCTCTATTCTGGGAAACTCATCAAACAATGAGCGATAACAAAATTTGGTGTGCATATGCCAAAAGAATGTAACCATACTTGGTATATGCGTGAACTTGGTATACAGTGTACTAAGTGTTTAATTCTTTGGGAGAACAATGAAAGAACCTAAGATAATCCAAATGGATTGGCGATCATTAGGCTATTGGCCTGTTTGGAAAAATGGAAAGAAAGTGTGGGTACCTAAAAATGATGAATCATTCAACAAAGATTCAAAGAACTAAGATATGGCCATTACGATGGATAGGTAATTTTCTTGGTGGCTATGCAGTTAATCATTTAGTTAAATGTTTTGATTACGATGAAGATGATAAATTGGAGTTTGCTTATAAATACCACGCAAAAATGTGGAAGTACCTCAATAAACCTTATGAACGTTGGGGAACATACTATAAACTAGACTTGGACGGCTGGAAGAAAGAACTAGATAAGATAAAAGAAAATGTACAGAATCAGAATTGGGATGACTATGATGAAGATGGCATAGCATATTGGGAAAAAGATGAGTAGAACACTTATTTGTCCAACCTGTAATAAAGAATGGGAACTTCGTTGGGGAATCTTTGCCCATGAATCATTATCTAGACATATGAGGGAACATGATTAATCTTGAGATCCCTGATCCATTTGAAACTTTTGTATCAAAAAAATATATTAATTATAAAGGGTATGTACATGATTTTTTTATTAGAGAATGGTCTTATAGGTGTTTAACTTGTAAGGATAATATGTCTGCTCCATCCCGCAAAATTATGACAAAGATTAGATTATTTCATACAAGAAATGAGTGCACGGGTGGATATTAATTACTTTATTGCAATAAACCTTCAAACCTGATAGAATGGATACATAAGGAGAAGTATGTTTTGTAATTATTGCGGGAATAGATTAGAACACGGTGATTGTAATTATTGTAATGATAATAACAATGCCCTTAGAGAATTTGAGGAAGAAGATGATTAATGCTTTAGTTTTAATCCCTGCATTTATTGCTGGGTATGTAGCATGTTATTTTGTTATGACCTATAAGGTCAAATAAATTAAGGTTTGTAGCAAATGTGGGCTTAACTTAGATAAGTCCTTTTTCTCTCCATCTTCTGGTGGGAAATATTTAAGGCCAGAGTGTAGGTCTTGTGCTTCCAAATTAGCAAAGCAAAGGCTAGAACTAAGGAAGGTTTGGGGATATCCAGAAGAAGATCACATATGCCCTATTTGTTTAAAAAATGAACAAGAACTCAAGGGTACTGGAGGAAATGCTAGTATCTGGGTAGTAGATCATGACCACATAACAAATAGTTTTAGAGGACATATATGCCACAATTGTAATCGTGGTCTTGGTGTATTCCAGGATAATGTTGATAGATTAGAAAGAGCAATTAGTTATCTAAGTTCGGAGCGGTAGCCAAGTGGTAAAGGCATCAGCCTTATATGCTGAAGATCGTGAGTTCAACCCTCACCCGCTCTACCCCTAAGTATGCCCTGCGGTTTCTACCCGCTTGAAAGGCTAACGGATACATGCAGGTTCAATCCCTGTCTTAGGGACTTTGGTTCAAATCTATATGATATAATTAAACTATGCCATATAAAGATCCAGAAAAACAAAAAGCAGCGCAGAGTGCTTGGTATAAAAAAAATAAAGAATTAACATATTCAAGATCTTTAAATAGCAAAGAAAAACGTAAAAACATAGTTAGAGAAATAAAAGAATCTTCTCCGTGTAAAGATTGTAATATTTTCTATCCATACTATATTATGCATTTTGACCATATGGATTCATCAAAAAAGATTGATAAAATTTCTTCAATTATTCATACATCCAGTTTAAGTAGTATTTTAAAAGAAATAGAAAAGTGTGAACTTGTCTGTTCAAATTGTCACTCTAAAAGAACATGGAAGCGTCAGCACGGACTGATGCTATAATAGATAAAACAAAGGGGTAATGTTGGCTAACATAGTTTTTTTAGGTAATTTTGAAGTGTCTTATAGTAGTGAGAATCATCATGCTAGTAGTCTAGAGTCTTTAGGCCATACCGTGACAAAACTGCAGGAGCGTAAGGCTAAGACACAAACCATCCTAGAAAAAGCATTAGACTCTGACCTATTTATCTGGGTACACACACATGGCTGGGAAACTAGTGGAAACATCACAATGGATCAAGTTCTTAACAAACTTAACTCTACTGGCATTATTACTATGACATACCACTTAGACTTATGGTTTGGCCTTGATAGACAAAATGATCTTAAGCATGATAGTTTCTATAGAACTATTGGTCACTTCTTTACTGTAGATAAACTTATGGCTGATTGGTTTGATCACAATACCGCCGTGAAAGGCCACTTCATGCCTGCAGGTGTATACGATAAGGAATGTTACATACACCCAGACTATAATACACAAGGCTTTGAGTATGATGTTATTTTTGTCGGTAGCAAAAGATATCACCATGAACATAAGTATCGCCCAGAACTAATTGACTTCTTAAGAAAGACATACGGCAAAAGATTTCTTCATGTTGGTGGAGATGGAGATACTGGAACTATTCGTGGAGATGCATTAAACCGTGTCTATGCTAAAAGTAAGATTGCTGTTGGAGATAGCCTTAACATAGGTTTTGAGTATCCTTACTATACTAGCGATAGGTTATTTGAAAGTACTGGTCGTGGTGGGTTTACTATCTACCCAGAAATTAAGGGGCTAGATCAATACTTTGCACCCGATGAAGTTGTATTCTATAAGCATGGAGACTTTCATGATTTAAGAGATAAGATAGATCAGTATCTTGAAAATTCTTTGGTAAGAGAAAGAATTAGAGTAAATGGTCATACCCGTACAAAGAAAGAACACACATATGTACATAGATGGACCGCAATCTTAGAAGAGTTGGGCATTAAATGAATTGTTTAGTAACTGGAGGAGCAGGATTTATTGGATCCAATCTTGTTGATAAACTTATAGACCTTGGTCATAATGTTATCTGTATAGATAATGAGTCAGCAGAGTGTCATGAGCAATTTTATTGGAATTCAAAAGCAAATAATTATAAATATGATATATGTGATTATGACCAGATAGAGCATTTATTTAATGGAGTTGACTATGTCTTCCATATTGCATCTGATGCAAGAATTCAACCAGCAATCCTAAATCCTAAAAAATCTATTGAGTCAAACTCAGTTGGAACTGCTAATGTACTGGAACTATCTCGCTTAGCAAAAGTAAAGAAGTTTATTTATTCTAGTACATCTTCTGCATATGGCAAGAAAGCAATACTTCCAAATATAGAAACTCAGGCATCTGATCCACTAACACCATACTCTGCTGCAAAAGTCTTTGGTGAAAACCTTGCAAGAGTTTACTACAATCTTTATGGTCTTGAAACTATATCACTTAGATATTTTAATGTTTATGGAGATAGGCAGCCATTAAAGGGTCAGTATGCACCAGTAATAGGTTTATTTTTAAAGCAATACCACGAAGGAAAACCATTAACAGTTGTTGGAGATGGATCTCAGCGCAGAGACTTTACACATATATCTGATATTGTAGAAGCAAATATCCTTTCATCTGAAGCAAGTCATGGTTTTGGTGAAGTATATAACATAGGGTATGGAAGTAACCACTGTATACTTGATCTTGCTAATATGATTTCAAATGATGTTAAGTTTATCCCGTCAAGAATTGGTGAAGTACAAGAAACTCTTGCATCTAACGAAAAGTTTAAAAGTTTAACTGGTTGGACTGCAAAAATATCTTTAATGGATTGGATACAAAAATGAATATAAACTTTGGTTGTGGAAGCATTCAGCCTTCTGATTGGACTAATATAGATATTGATCCTGAATATAAAACAGAACACAAAAATTTACATTTAATTCCAGATAATTCATGTGATATTTTAGTTTCACATGCAACGATATGTGGAATATCTTATAATGAAATAAAACCAACATTATTAGAATTTAAAAGAGTATTAAAACCTTCAGGGATTGTAAGAATTAGTTTGCCAGATATACTTTCTGGATTTGATGCATATAAAAATAACAATATTAACTTTTTCCCAAATTCTGAAGATAGTTTAGATAGACGGTTTTCTGCTTGGTTGACATGGTACTCAACATCAAAATCTTTATTAACATATAAAGCATTAGAATATAAGTTACATGATAGTGGATTTAAAAATATAACAAAAGTAAAATATAAAGAAACTACATTATTAAACCCTAAAGTTTATGAACTTGATACTAGAGAACATGAATTCTATTTTATGGAGGCAATAAAATGACAGAAATGATTAAAGCAACAGTTAATGGTGAATTTGATATAATTCTTCCAAAACATCGTGCAGATAGACCAGATTGGTACCAACCTAATGGATGGGAAAAATTAAGGCTAAAATCAATGCACAATAATATTGGTAAAGGAGATGTTGTTTACTATGTTGGTGCAGAAGAAGGAGAGTTTCCAGCCCTATGTCAAATGTGGGGTGCAGAAGTTGTATTGTTTGAACCAAACCCTAAAGTATGGTCACACTTTCCTATAACTTGGTCTGCTAATAATCTAGAACTTCCAATGGTATGTATTCCTGGATTTGCATCTGATAAGATAAACAATCTTTCACGAATTTATTATAATGAGTGGCCACCAGAAGTTAACAATGTAATTGAAGCAGCACATGGATTTAAAGAATTATATCTTGAAGGAGATACATATGGTCAGATAACTATAGACTCTTGTGTTTATGATCATGGGATTAAGCCACCTACTGCTATTTCATTAGACGTAGAGGGTAGCGAATGGAGGGTGTTAGGAGGGGCTGAGAGGGTGCTTAGAGAGTATAAACCAAAGATTTGGTTATCTGGACACCCTGAGTTTATGCTACAGCAATGGAATGAATCTTTA